CGGTTATCGCCTGTCATTGCGTATTTGTTCGCGAGTGCTTAATGGCACGCCAGTAGGAGTGTCAAAATCTCGATAAGGGGGCGGAACGCTGCTACCTTCATATTGTTTGGAATAATTGTGGTACATCATAGACAATTTCTTGATTTGTTTAATTTCCCACAACCGGAGCTGCACTCCAGACAGCTCCATCCAGTGATGAATGTCGCCCCATGTAACTCCATTTAATCCAATTTCTGCAATTAAAGAAATTATGTAATAAAAAGGCTGAACATCGGGCATTTGCACATCGTCAAAAGACTCAATTCTAGCTTGATTAGAATCTTTTTTTGCAGTCGTCAGCCACGCCCAATACTGGACGTATTCCTCTAACTGCTTTTCAACTTTGTGTCGTATTTGCTCCTGTCAGCAGCATCTTCAATAACTTGCTCGGTAATCCAATTACGTTGGGTGTACATCATTAAAGCGTTTTCTTTATTACAAACTAATTTCACGCCATCATATTCGATGTTCTGCCAACTAACCGTGCATTCAGAAAGAGCTTCCCGCACATTGTCCTCCACCACTGAGGTGGGAACTAGTTTATTGCGATATTTCGCAGCACTCCTTTGCTCCGTCTTTCGCATTATTTGTTGCCATTTTTTTGAGTCTCTGCCCAATACTTTAATGGTTACTCTTTTACCGCCTTCATCTTCTAAAGGCTCTCCAGTTACAGGGTTATGCAGTTCAGTGGTAATACCTCTATCTGCCGCCGCTGTTAAGTCAATTTTGCTCAAGTCCATAGATTACGCCTTATGTAGTAACTACAACTGACCTAGTCCGCTCGACCTGAATGGTTCTCTGAACCAAAGAGTCTGCGCCTCCAGCGACAGTGTTAAAAGAAGAGACTTTTCCAGTAAAGAAATCATCAGTAGCATCCTGATAGGTAACTTTAAAAGAATAGTCAGTTAGTGCTGCCAAAGCTGCTAAAACAATAACTTGACCAGCATCATCATCATCGCGGTTAACAGTAATGCTATCAGCATCATTGTTGTAAGACCCCTTGTACTTATCGGTAGACCTCTGAGCGATAGGGTTGGAAGTGACTACATTAAACGTCTGTCCTCCAGCCGACCAATCAGTCACCTGACCAATAGTGGTATAGGTTAAAGATGGATAACCAGTTGTTGCATCATCATCGAATGTTGTAGGCAGTGCTGCTGAAATCTGGATTACTGAATCAACTAGCGTTTGGGCTGAATTGGGCATAGCGTGTTACCTCGGTATGAAAGCTCTATATGATATTGTGATTAGGGTTACGTACCAGCTTTCTTCAACTACACCTTGCTGGCGATTTACTGCGGTTATTCTAGCAGATTGACCGGAATATGAAACACTGCTCCCTATGGGGTAATTATCCATTATGGCTTCCGCCTTTGTTTTTGCTGCTATTGCCCCTGAATCTACAGGGTATCTCAAAATGACTCTAAAAAGGCCATCAGTTTCGTTTGTATCGTTTAAATCTAATGCGGTTATATCATTGGGGATATTTAATAGTTCAGCATAAGCAGTCCCTGCCGTGGGCGTATAGGATTGATTTTGATAAGCAATCTCAACTCCAAAACTGGCGTTTATGAAGCTGTCCACAAAGGCTTGGTCAATCTTTATGCTCATTGGGTCTTACTCACTTCTTCTTTAACAATCCTGCTGATTCTAGCCATATTCTTGGCAATCATTCCATCTTGCTGCTCCCAATATTCAGCATAAGGAACATTATTTGTCATTATATTGACCGCGCCAGACTTTGCCTTGCTTTGCATTGCATTAATGGTAGCCGTTCCGGTCTTGTCAGTAGCTGTTGTTTCGTTTTGAATAGGGCTTCCGATACTTGATTGCCAGTTGCCTCTCATGCGACCAGTATCAACTCTAGTGTCCATAATAACGGCTGAAAACAACTTGATAGTTATACCTCTAGCCGCTTCATCTAAGGATAGATTAGCTTTCTTTGCCCATGCTGAAATGTTTACGATAGCCATTATCTTCTCGCTTGAATGAAGTAAACAATTCCAACCGTACTAGGCTTGACTTCTTTTACGCTAATTATTGACCAATCTTGAGATGATAAAGTTATTGTGTCAGTAGTTAGTGGCTCGACAGTTTCATCAACAATCACTAATCTATCTGACGCTAAAATTCTTGTTCCATCTATTTGGTTTTCATTATAGTGCTGGACTATTCCTTGAGGCGTATAGGTCGTGGTCGTCCCTGTTACGACAACTCCCGTCACTGGGTTAATACTATCGCCAGTGGTGCGCTTAATAGTAATTTCCATTCCAAACTTTGTTAACAGCCGCGATGCGGTCGCCGCCATTCTTGTATAAAAGGTTGCGCTCATTACGACATCGCCAGAGGTATACCTAGACCATTAAATTTCATTAACAAGGCTAATAATGCCCCGCTTCTGCTTCTTCTTGCAGACTTAACAGCGTCTGAAACGGCATACTCTACTTCTACCGCACCAAACACCACTTCCTTTTTAATTCCGGTTGCTGCACTCTGAGCGAGATTCCACAAGTCCTCGCCTGACTGTATATCAATAGCCAAGGACATCTGAGCTTCTTTTACTTGCGTAGGAATTTCGTCATTATCCCAACTCCAGTTGGCTATATCCGTCAGATTATTTCTGGGGTAAGCCATTTCTTGAGTCTTGGTAGTTGTTTCGCCTTTTAAGACGTTTTCAAGACCGTCAATAAATTGACCAGCCTCTATGATTTGGGTTTGAAATGTTTGGGAATCGGTAACAGTAACATTTAGAGTTGCGGCATAAGCTATATATTCAGCCATTGTCACATAGCTGTTAGCTCCCGCCACAATAGTGCCGTTTTCTACCACGATTGTTGTCATTTGGAGAGCCTTTGAAGTGTTTTATTTAAGGCATTTTGAAGGGATTGCAAGGGGGATTTCTCCCCCCGCAAAACAATACTTAGCCTAACAGCACAGCAGTGAACTCTGGCTTCCAAACTTTATAACCATAAAGTACAGAGACATCGAACATTGCTTTGTTGTAGCCTTTATAAGCGGCTATGTTATAGATCAAGCCAGATTCAGGGTCTTGCACTGTTAAACGATCAACAGCAGCATCTCCACCTGAAGGTTGGGCTAGTCCACGAACGCCAATTTCTACAGCCGACTTGTGAAAAGCTATGTTTTTTGTAGAAGTCGCAACCATAGTGATTGCTTTAGTGGCCGTACTCATTGCAACTCGCAGACCATTCTCTCCTAGAACAATAGTTCCACCGCCAGATACATCACCATCTCCAGTGGTTACACAATATTGATTTGTGTCACCAGCAAAAGTAATAACATCTCCAGCTAGAATAGTTCCAGTGCCAGCAGATGCTAGAGTGATAGTAGTTGCTCCAACCGCATAACCAGCAGCATCAGTTGTCGCACTTGATGCAGTTCCAGCAGTATGACTGCCGATACCAGCAGATTCTTTGATCTGGATGCCTTGTAGGTCTAGCAAAGTGCCTCGACGCAATAACTCAACGCCTCCAGACTCATTACCTTTCTGCAACTGCGCCAAATTGCGAAGCAAAGTTCCCGCCGCTGAGTTCATCACGATGGTTGCTTGTCTGTCATTTGAGGGCATTCCGTTATCAACTAGAACCTGACGAATTTCAGCAACATCATCAAAGTTAGAAGAAAAAGGAGTTGTTCCCGCTGTGCCAACTGCGCGAGAAGCGCGATCAGCAATATCAAGGGCAACTTCAGTCTCGATCTGATTAGTAATTGCTCTCATGGCTTGCTTGATTTGATCGCCATAAATGGTATCAAAACCAGCTCCATTATTTACGTATTTAATATCTTCCCCAGTCCACGGAATTTTAACCGATGCTGTTGAACTCATTGTCATCGTCTTGTTGTCTACAGTTTGATCTGTACCTTCTGGGATAGTCATTGCAGGAGTAACAGTATCCACAGACACTTCGCGAGTGAAAGCTGCGCGAATTACTTCGCCTTGAGCCGCCACTTGTGTTGCGTTGCTGTTAATCGTAGCGGAAGGAATCACCCCAACCAATTCACGACCCACTATATCTGCTGCTTGATAAATATCTGCTGCTAAATCTGTTAAAACATTAGCCATTGGAAACCACCTTAGTCATTAATTATTTTGCCGCCTGATTTGGCATACTGTGAACGCTCAACTTGACTCATTGAGTCAAAGCTGGCACGGGTTATTTCTTGGGTAGCAGCGCCGCCGCTATCCTTGCCGCCTGTACGCCCTGCGCCATTGGCTTTAGTTCCTACTATTAGCGGAGCAAAGCTCGCACTATTTTGAAATTCTTTCTTCAGCTCATCAATCGACAACGCCGAGGGCTGTCCGTTTTTATCAAGAACAATAGTCTCGACAGAACCATCTTCCCTTGTTTCTGTTCTCAATCGCAATTCAATATGCGGCAATAAAACACTAGCCGAACCTTGAATGGCAATCTCAGAAGCTATCTGCGCTGCTGCTTGTCCGCTTGTTAGTCCAACGATAGTCTTTGTCAGCTTCCCAATTCGTTCCTGCAACTCAGATTCGCGGGTAGTAAATTTACTTTCCCAACTTTTATGGAGTGCTTCTGTGTCATTTCCTTGCTTGGCTGCTTCCATCCTAGCTTGCTCGGCCTCTGATACGGCTGCGCGGGCTTTTTTCTTAGCGGCTTTGCTTTCGGTTAACAGTTCTTCGACTTTCTTTTTCAAACCAGTAAGATTTGACTCATCTGGTTCTGGCATTCCTGTGATTTTAAGTTCAAACCCATCGTCCGTTTTTTCGTACAAATCTTGAATTGACTCTGGCAGTTCTTCTACGCTTTCAACTTTAAAATCGATCATGTATCTCTCCGAGACTTTGCTTACCCAGTAAGCGACAACACAGTCTAATGTCCAAACATCAATTTGTCCACTTACATCAAAACGCTATAAATAAAAGACTTTACTTTATAAAGGTTTTGTGTTATACTATATTTGTAGTGGTCAATTCGACCCTACAATGTTCTTTAACATAAAAGGTAAAATTATGAGAAATCGTGATAAGCGAGGAATCCAACCTGTCGGTTATCCTTATGGATTACTACCAGACGCAAAAGGAAGAAGCCAATCGGAGACTAGAATATGTTTTGGCATTAACTGGTATGAGCTTGAGGAAGATGCAGTCAGAGCAGACAAGGAGACTCGAAAGCAGGGAA